CAATATGATGTTGATGTAAATCGTTTGTTGTACCACATACCGCACAAAAATCTAACTTCATGAAAAGAAATCCTCTAGTGAACTAACCTGTTCTGTCTTCCAACCAATACTATCAAGGATGATCTTCAATGGTTCCACAAAAGACTTCTCGAATTGTGTGTCGTGGTCGATATACGATTTCAATTCAAATTCATCTGGCAGCGATTGCGGGAAAGCAATCACATTCGAATGAATAGGATTTGGCTCTTTCAGGAAGAGGAACTTGATCTTCTCACCTTCTTTGATAAGAGGCAACTTCTTGTCGAGATTGTTGATAACGACAAAAGCATTATACAGTAATGAACCTCTTACATGAATTGGACAACCTTTGCCATACACCATGTTCACATCTGAAAACTTTGCAAGACCATTCACACCGCGAGGGAATGAAATATCAGCAATAGCTTGATGACGGAACTCTTGACGCCATGTTTCAACCATACTGATCATATCATCCTCAGTCTTGTTGAGAACAACATCGATTGCTTCCCAAAGGATCTTGCGACAATAAGATGGAGTAGAAGACTTGATCATTTCAAGACCCATGATCTTTACTTTAGGATGCGTATACTCAACACCTTCGTTGTTATACACATTCAGAATGTAACGCTTCTTGGCTGTCCAGATACCTTTGTCGGCCAAAGCTTCACGCTTCATCTGCATCTTCTGTTCGTATGCATTTACATACTCAGCAAGCTCAGAATAAGCCTTGTCAATAAACGGTTGAATCCGATCTTCACACGCCTTATCCATGAAGGTGATGATTTCTCTTGTAGTAGCATTCGGCTTCTGCTTAACAATAGTTTCGCTGACCAATTTATCAAGCGATAGGTAAATCGAGTCCGTATCTGACGCAATGACATAATCGTGATCCTTTGTCTTGAGTAGCTTGTTCAGATACTCGTTTATCTTGTTTTCTATCCATCGAATAGAAAGTTGACCGGCCGTGGTAATACCCGAGGCCTGTCTAACGTCAAAGTACCTGAAATATTGGTTGCCAAGAGCGCCGTAAGCCGAATTGAGCGAAACTTTCTTCGCAAGTTGGAGATTGTTATATCGTGCAATGCGCTTTTCAATCTCATAGCGTTTTGATGGGTCGGTCTCTTTCTCAAGTTCTTTCTTAGCCGTAATAGCCTTCTTCTTGTACGCAGAGCGGTCATTGTACATTGTCTCCATAATTTCAGGCAAGAATCCATGGCGTTCTTTTGTAAAGAAATGTCCATTGGGAGTTAGTGTTACATTTGCAGCCTTTAGAATACTGGTACTAACTTCTTGATTGAGCAGGCCATCAATCGATACCTTGTTCATAGCAAACATACGCAAGGTAGGATCATAATGCTCAGGCTCAATGATAGTATCTGGACTGATATTGTATTGCATGATCAGGTGTGGATACAGACTGTTCAAGTCGAATGAAGCAACCCACTTGTGCATACCAAGAATTGGATCCTTAACGAAGGCACCAACATATGCTTCATCCTTATGATGCTTGATGATAGGATCAACAACGATGTTCTTCTTACGGAGATGATTGTATACGATAGCATCCCACATACGCACCTGAGAGAATGCGTCCATGTAGTTTGTCTTGGAATCATACGCAAGAGTTAGAACAAGTTCAATCAGCTTGATCTTATCGTCAATCTTTTCTACCAGTTCGACGTCTTTGATGTTATACTCAATGAATAATTGATAGTTGTCCTTGTAGAGAGTATGAAGATTGCCATACTCTTCATACGAAAGCTTACGCTCACCAACTTCTACATTAGCGATAGCATCAAGCTTATATGATTCCTGAGACTGACCACCAGGAGCAAACTTCTTATACATTGCGAGATAGTCTAGAATAGCAATACCCATTAGATCATAAGCTTGTTCTTCTGCGCCATTATATCCACGAATCTTACGCTCATTCACAATCATCCAAGGAGACAGACGCTTTGTTGCGTCTTCACCAAGGACATTACGAATACGATTGACAAGATAGGGAATATCGAAACGCTCAACGTTCCAACCAGTAATGATATCTGGGTAGTTGTCTGCCCACTCATCAATGAACCGCTTGATTAGATCGATCTCATCTCTACACTGAATATACCAAACATCATCACGCTTGTTATCAAACTTGCCACAACCCAGCACAATAAACTTGCCTTGATTGTTCTTGAATGTGATTGCTGTGATAGGCTCACAGGCTTGACCAGGCTCAGGGAATCCATTCTCGGATCCAACCTCGATATCGATATTGGTAACATTGATATGACTTAAGTCCCAGTCCACATCATCACTGAAATGGTCTGCGATAAAAGCATACTCATACTTTTGATTCCCATAGATTTTGAAGTTCTGCACATCTTTGTATGTTTCAACAAAGTCCCTTGTTTCGCGGATGTTGCCTGGCTTCATTTCGGCCATGGCATCACCAGAAACGGAAGTAAACCCTGTATGCTCTTTTGCTGGAACATACAGGGTTGGGAAATAATCAATCTTTCGCTTGACTTTTCTTCCGTCTTCTACACCGCGATACAGGATACGAGAACCGTAGACCTGAACATTAGTATAGAAAGATTTCATTTAAGCTCCTGGCATAATAAGATTACTGGAAGGTACAACAAGTCCACCAAACATGGAATTGTACTGATTGATAAACTCTTTGATGGGATTGATTATAGCAAGAATATGAGACTTGTCAATAGTAAATGTCTTATCATCACTAAATTCTGCCCATGGAGCAAAGCCAACATTTGGAGTCTTAGGATCAACCTTGTTAGGCATCACAACGATACGAACAGGATTCTTGATTATCACACTTGTTGGAATAGGCGACGAATCTGTAACTTCACCAAGTAACTCTTCGCCTGTAACAAGTCTTAGAATCTTTACATTAGCGGCCATTATTCCAACTCCATCATATAATCGAACACTCCAACTGTCATCCACTTTTCAGGGACATATGTCATCCGATTACCACTCTCAGTCTTATAGACACACTTGTTATCATAGTCCATGACCTTAGCCAACTTCTCCCACTTGCCATCATAGGCGCGTTGTACGAACTGAGTTTCAAGAATATTCATTATATACTTCTCCAAATTAATTAAATATTGTGCCGTTCATTTTTTCTTCGGTGGTAACGAATATCATCCGTTCGCTGTCATCAGTATAGTATACAGGGTTTAGCCCTGCTTGTCTATAGTCTTCTGCGTATTTTATTGCTATATGGAAATTGCTGTCGGGGCCGGATAGTTCTGCTGCTTGTTTAATAATTTCTTCGGAAATAGTTTGATAGGTCATAGTTCTATTCCTTCTAAAGGGTTACCATACTCCGTCTTCTATCATCCACGCGCGACCATTCTCTATAAGTTTACCAATACAATCATCACAAACATTACCTGTCTTATATTTATCTTTCTTCAAGGCAAACTTTTGCATATCGTAGAAAGAACCATACTGAGCAATGATATAAAAATCTCCATTCATTAGATAGAGAGTTGCCGCACACCCATGACTATGTTCCATGTTTTGTTTTGTTGAAGAATAGAACTCTTGTTCACAGGTGTTGCACTTCATATCTTAATCCCACAAATTCTGATAGTACTTACCGAACAGCGTGAATCCAAGTTGCTTACGCTCATTATATGCCTTACACTTTTCAGCATTAAACTTACCGGTCTTCAATCGCTCTTCTTTATTGAAAAGAAAATCTCCCTCAACGATTTCTCCTGGCTCATAAGGATCGTAGTAGTTCTTATAATCGTTCTCTTCATCAATCTCTTGTTCAAAGCTCCAAATCATCTGGTCAAGAACCCAGATCCACTGTGCGTGAAACTTTTCGCTAGCCGCTTCAATCTCTTCATCAGTTGCGTTTAGAGTCTTGTCATAAGAGCCGTGATCAAAAACAGCAGTCTCTCTTTCAGTCAAACGCATATGTTCTGGAATATATTCGGGTTCAATATAAGGGCTACCGTGCTTTGTGGCCTTTAATTGTTTGAGCATGGGAAGAATGATGTATGCTAAAGTATGATCCATACTCCAAGTATCTTGACGATCAATGCGAACACTAATCTTGCGCTTACGATGCTTCACAATATGATTTACAGTATTGTTACAGAACCATCGAATGGCAGATTCAAGTTTTTCTAAAAACTTTTCAAACTTGGTTTCACTTTCTTTCCATTCAATACCATACTTCCTGTCCATATAGTTAGAATGGATTTGACAAGTCCACCAAGTATTGGGATATTTGCCGATCTTAACCTTCATTCTTTAGTTTCCTGTTCTTCAATAATCTTATTAGCAGATTCAATAAGAGTGGCTAAAATACCCTTTCGCGCAAACACTAAAAGAGTATCGTAATCCATAGTCACGGAAATAGTCGCACTACCATCTTCATTCTCAATGAACTCATCTAAAGTAAAGTTATCCATTAGGTGCCGCTTCCAGTCTTGCCAGTTGCCTTGTTGATTTCTTCGCCAGTAATTTCCTTACAAATGTAGTAGACAATACCAGCATTAGTGCCGATCTTAGTCTGCTCTTCATCCATAAGAAAGTTGCCGACTTCATTACAAGTCTTCTCGTTATTGTATTCGGGAGTGTTAGGATATCTGGTATCAACGGTAGCCTTACCGTCAGCCAGAACTGTAAAAAGAATGATATACCAAATGGACATAATGTCACCTCATAATGAAAAATTGGAGCGGGATACGGGACTCGAACCCGTTTCTACAGCTTGGAAGGCTGGGGCACAACCCATATACCAACCCCGCGATATTTGTATTTAGTCTGCTAACTGTGAAATGCCACGCAACTCACGAAATTTTCTTTCAAGGAGAACAAGAGCTTCTTTCTTATCACCACGATTCCAGTGATACTCAATCGCTATGATATCGTTATGATCAGCATCGCTGACATAAAAACCTCGAGCTTCAACTTCCTCAATCAATTCCTGATCATCAAACTCGTCAAGGTCGACATCAACTTCAACTTCGGTAATAACTCTAGCCATCTCATTTCCTCTGTGTGTTTGTCAGTTTGTATACTATACTACGGAAACTAGATTAAGTCAAGCGAAATCATCTGCCTCTGCTCGTTGGCTTCCTTGGTGGCTTTGGAACGTTTCCTTGCGGCTTTTGCGATTTCAACTTTCCGTTCTTTGGTGGCGTAGAACCACTCGGTGATCTCCTCAGCCGTCCGGCCGCATCCTCTGCATATTCTTTGATCGTCTTCATATTCGCATACCTTTCTACAAATGGAATTATTCATATCAGTCTCTTATGTAGTAGGAATTTGTGTAGCCCGCAACATAACATCCAACATTCAGCACATCAAATTCCAATAACTTTTCTTTTGGCACATTTATAAAGTGAGCGTGTTCTGTATCTAGTCCTTGATTTATCAATTGCATGTTCTTATTCAGAATAGAAAAATACTCATCAGTCATATTTAAATTCCAAGAATATAATCTTGTTTCTAGAAGATGAGTCGCACCAAAATGATTTTTTATACTCTCATCTTGCCAACTATCAAGTCTCTTTTTGAAAACAAATTTTCCATTAGCATCTTTGTAGTCGTCCAAAGTAAATGTATCTAGAAGCTCACATCTACCTCCTAACTTAAACATTCTGCCATCTTGATCCAGATTCAGATTGTTCTTTGCAAAAACGATACCATGCCCCAATAGATAACTTTCGCCAAGACTTTTTAAACCTCTTTGATTGATTTCTATTGTATTAGGATCAGTACTAAAATCTAAGAAATAATCCACTTTAGAGGATATCGTAGACTGATGATCATCACTTAGTCCTCCGATAGAACTATCACAGAATATTATGATAGAATCTTCTGTCTGCTTTCTGATTGAGTCAAATGTTTTTAAAGTCTGCTCATATCTATCCTGATAGTCAATTTTACCAACTATAGATTTGATGCATGATGGTACGATGAATATGTTCATTAGAATTTGTTTACCACTGTTACAATATGTTCTAGTTCTTCTTGAGTTAACCACCAACCGTTTGGAATACAGATTTGAGTATCACTAAAACTTGTTACTCCTGGTAGATCATCTTCCCTGAATTGTGCTGTGCTATCATAAAGATCATTTCTAAAATGCACAGGACTTGATGTGATGCCATTATCTGCAAGATGATTTTCAAATTCTTTCTTCTTGCCATCTTTAACATGCATACTAAACAACCAAAATGAAGTTGTGCCATCAAACTTAGGAAGAACAACTTTATCGTTCTTGATATTCTTTATAAGATATCTGGAATTTTTTCTAGTTCTTAGAACAGACTTTCTAGCCTCGGGGATATTACTGATTCCAATAGAGGCACTGATATCATTCATATGATACTTGAAGCCGGCTTTAGTGATGTTTTGTGTACATCTAAATGATTCGCTTTTGGTACGATCAAGACCAAACCATCTCAGTAATCTGGCTTCCTTTTCTTTCTCTTCATTTGGACATATGATCATTCCACCATCACCTGAAGTTAAGAACTTAATTGCTTGGAAAGAATAGCAGATATAGTTGCCACGCTCGACCTTCTTCTTAAAGAAAGAATCCCAAGTATGAGCAGCATCTTCAATAACAGGAACACCAAATGCTTTTAGCTTCTTATAGTCGCACAGTTTACCTGCCCAGTTAACAGCAATAATTGCCTTTGTTTTATCTGTTATAAGCTTCTTCACACTCTTGGGATCGATTAGACCTGTCAATGGATCAACATCGGCCCAACGGATTCGAGCATGACGATGAATAGCGCCAATCTGTGAAGCAAAACAAGTCTGCGGTGAAGAAATAACTTCATCATCTGGTCCGACACCACATAGCTCTAAAGCTAAATCAATAGCTGCTGTACAGGAATTGACAGTTACTGGCTTTGTCTCTGTCTTCAATTCTGACTGTAATACATCTTCAAAAGCGTCGACCTTTGGACCTTGAGCAATGAAACCGCACTGCAAAACTTCTTTTACCAAACTTGGTGCCTTCTTGGACATTCTCACTTTAAACAGCGGGATCATTCTTAAACTCCATTTTTATTATTCTATCATCACTATAGTAGGGCACAAAACCTATACTGGTATATAGCTTCTGTGCCACCGCGTTTGTCTGTAAGACTTCAAGAGTGATTTTTGTATTGAAAGTTTTTGCTTTATCTAATAGATGTTGAAATAATATTCTACCGTATCCTTTACCTCTACTATCAGTTATAAGACCGCCTGTGAGATATGTTTCATCATCCACATGTCTACAATAACCGAAGCCGATAGGAGAAAAGACAACACCAAAATATGACTCAAACATTATATACATTTTGATATTGTCTCTATCAAGTCCATTGAACCAGATGACTTGATCTTCTTTGGATATTAAGTCACTATTCTTCGTCATATATTCACGACATTCATTTCGGATACGGCGCATTGTTTGCGCTTCATTGATATCCTCAACTTCATGAAACATAACAGTGGTGTGATTGTTTATACTAGATATCATTGTCAATGTAGTCACCATTATTAGTTCTTGAGTTGAAGCTTCGTGTTCCTTTCTTAGAACACAGCCACAGTTCTGAGCCAAATCTATCACATACTTTGTTCAGCCATTCATGATTCTTCTCACGCTTTAGTTCTGCCCACCAGTCTCTAGTCATTGGATCAGGCAAAGTTTTAATATGATCAGACTTGCTCCAGAAGAAATTGCCTCTGTAGTGCGGCGAAGGTAATTCTGAATAATCAATACCAGCAGTATCATATTCAGATTGAAGAGCATCGACACACTCTTTCCAATCAGTCATAACATTATACATAAACATTCTCCAATAGTATCTATTGCGATACTTTGAAACTAATCCAGGAACAGTGAGATTGTTTAGAATTGATGTGATACCCTTTGCATGAAGGTAAAGAATAATCTGATCTTCTTTCTTACAAGCTTCCTGCATCTTCTTATGAGTATAATCTTCACCAACATTCTTAACAACATTACCAAAAATGTTTCGCAAATCTTCCATCATAGCAATATCATTGTTGTATTGATTTTGAATGAACTCAATCTCAACAGGAACATTATATAACCCACAGAGATTGTGAAACATTCCAACTCTTGGATCGTTTTGAGTGATAGCTGTAATATGGATTTTGTTTGTTTTCTGCATCA